ACTGCGCTGCCCATGATATTACTGGCGAGGTCGAGAACCTTCGGCATCGTCAGATTGCCGTACCGATCAAACGGAATGACGGACGGCCTGCGTTCCGGCGTGACTTCCTGCCCCTGCGGATTACGCATGAACCCGGCGTCATCGTACCAGTAGCCTTCGGGAGCTTGCCGCGTCTGGTAGCCAAGCAAATCCGGCTCCATCGGGCGAGCGGCCATCGCGGCGCTAGACTTCGCCAGAGCGGCGTTTACGGCGTCACTGGTAGCTTGTGCGCGTTCGCTGCGGTAGTCGGTCGTGTCGGGGCCGTAGGTTGCTTCGTCAACCTCGCCACCATCCGCATAGCTATCGGGCTCAACGTCCACGTCGCGATTGCTTTGAAGCCACGCATTGCGATTGCTGACTTGATCTTCCCACGTAGCATCATTGCCGACTTCCTTCGGGAAATTGTACGAACGGGCCAGGCGGTCATAAAGCGCGTAGTCTTGATCAGACAGCGCGCTGCGACCCTGCTCATAGTTCCGCTTGCCTAGCTCGTAAAGTGCAGACCGGGCGTCCGGGCTATCCGCAATCGTGTCGTGGGCCATGTCCCGCAATTGCTGGATCGTGGGGCCGCCTTCGGATCTGGTCTTGCGTAAGGCGTGTTCGACGATGCGACCGCCGCGCTTTTCAGCGTCGCCGCCTTCGCCACCGCCGCCGTCATCATCACCGCCGTCATCAGACATGCCGGTGTATGATTCGCCTTCAAGCGGGCCGATGCTCGCAACCAGGTCAGCGCCGGGAACATCCCCGTCAGGGTTTGGTCCTGTATTGTTTAGATCATCAAAACCGCTCAAAGGTCCGGGCGCATCCGGTGCAGCTAGACCCGGATCGCCATTCTGCATGGAGGAAGTCGGGCCGAACTGCTCGCCAGAGAATGAGCCCTGCGGTCCAGAGAAGCCCGTCAATTCGCCCGGTAGATCGGGAGCCGCTAGGTTCGGATCGCCCATGCTCGCGGGTGTATCCAATCCAGACAACGGACCCGGAGCGTCTGGCGCGGCAAGATTAGGGTCGCCGTTGCTCGTAGGGCCGAACTGTTCGCCGGAATATGACGGGGCTTGATATGTATCAAAGCCGCCTAGCGGGCCAGGAACATCAGGCGCGGCCAAGTTCGGATTGCCATCACCAAGGTTCTGCGTCTGCCCCGTACCGGGCGTCGATTGCGAACCGAAGCCGGAGCCCGGCGTTGTCGATGTGGTCGGAGCCTGATCGCCAATAAGACCCGGAACAGGGTTTGAGCCTGCGGGCTGGGGTGCGGAGAAGCCGGGCAAATAGCTGGACGCGTCAGGCTGTGCGGATGATGGGGGAGTCAGGCCCGTCACCGGGTCTGTGGCAGCCGGGGCGGATGGCGCAGCAGACGTGCCGCCAATGCCAGACGGAAGGCCGCTAAACCCCTGCGATTGATTTCGATTAGCATCGGACTGCGCTTTGGCTTCAGCCGCCATGCGATCTCGATAATCCTTCAGTGCGCGGTTCTCGTTAAAGAAGTTGTGGCCGCCCGTGACGATCGAATCAGACCGTGGCGTCGAGGTTCTCTTGCCCTGATTTTGAGCGCGATAATCTGTGCGCGCTCCAATCGTCCGGTCTGCCGTCCCGAATAATACGCCCTTGGCCGCGTCAAGCGCCTGCTGGGCGGTCGGGGAATTGGAATTCATCGCCTGCGTTGCGGCGCGGTTGTTATTGTTTTCGAGATATTCGAACTGGTTCGGGGCCTGTATCTGCTGCTGAACATTCCTGCCAAAGCCGCTGTAATTGCTATCGGCTCGGTTCTGGATTGCTTCCATGACAGATTGCATTCCCGCGCGGCCCTGACCTCGAGCCTCGCCAATGCCAGCGTGTGCAAGCGCGTTAATATCAGCCTGCGACGGCGGCCCCATAGTGGGCGCAAACTGACGATCTGCAATCGGCTGAAACGTAGCATCGGGCGGATTTGACCATGACGCCGGAGGAGGCGGCGCAATCTGCGGCTGTTGAACAGTCGGGTTTGGGTTTGGCGTCAGGTTGCGACCGAAGAAGTCAGACAGAAACGACCCTTTCGAAGCAGTGTTCGGCGTTGCCTGCACTTGCGGAGCAAACTGCATACTCTGCGTCTGCTGGCCGAGCGATGGGGCAAAGGATAGGCCGTTCGGCGTGAAAGCCGTTCCGGGAGCGAACCCGGCGTGCGGTGTGCCGGTCGGGCCGTTGATGCCAAAGTTGGACGAGCCGGGCGTCTGTGCCGAGGAATTCGTAAACGCGCCCGGCATTGTTCCGAACGAAGATTGCTGCGACGGTGCCGAGAGGTCAGAAGTCTCAACCGTGGGCGACTTGCCAATACCCGGCATGAAGTCGCTTTTTGTCGTCTGCGGCGCGTCCATCTCCATTGGACCCGTGTACGATTCTCGCGGCGCGTCCATCTCCTTCGGACCCATGTACGATGGCGTTGACGGCCCACTAAAATTCAATCCGCCCGGCCCAAACTGCGATCCGCCGCCCGTCACCGGCCCAAACTGTTCACCGCTAAACTGCGGCCCAATGTCAGGGCTTGCGCCAGTGTCCTGACCGCCCCCAATAATTTGCTGCGCTAATTGCAACATTTCAGCATTGTGCCGTGCCCGCTGTTCCGGCGTCATCGGAGATCCGCCGTCTGCGTAACCGCCACGGGCAAAACGAGCTGGCTGATCTGACGCAAATGTCGGATCAAACATCAAATCATTGGTCTGTTTGTTAATTGCGTAATCTTCGCCCTCATTCAAACCTGTTGGGCGCATAACGGAGTAGGCGGCTCCGGGGCCGGGGCGCGCAAGCATTGCCAAGGCTTCCGGGACAAGAGCCTGTGCCTCCGACCAATTCATGCTCCTGCGACCCTGATCTTCAGGGATAGGGAGCATCTGAGCCATTTGCCGTGGAGTGAGCGACTTTCCGCCGTCAGCGTAGCGCCTGCGTTTAACTTTCGACAGAGCCTTGCTGACAATATCCATCAGATTACCGCCCGCGAGTAAGCATATGGTGAATGACCTCAAGCGCCTTATGCAGGACGTCATGAGACGTAAGACCCTTGATGCTGCCGCCTCGCTTCATACCAAGGTCAGTATTGTTTTCTCCAGAAGCCTCTGGATTGGCCATCTTGGCTTTACTGGCGCGGAAAAAGTCCGCAGCACTGTCTGAATCACCCCAGTTGACCTTGCCGTTGTCCATAACTTCACGGGCATTGGATTGAAAATCCTTACCAGAAAAGATGCGGTTCAAAATGTTACTGGAGTTGTTCAGGTCAGCAGGGCGAGACGGGGGTAGAGGGCTGCCGTTTGCCTCGTAGCGTCGAGCATCTGTCTGACCAGGACGTAGGGCGGGAGCGGCTACCGGAGGCATCAAACGGTCGTCAAGCGGACCCGGCAAATCCGCCATAGGAATCCCAAGATTATCTGGTGCTCGCCATGCCCCATAATTTTCCGTGTTATATGAAGTCGGTGCAACATTCGTTTCCATCTGAGACGGTGCGCCTGAGCCGGGCGGAGGCGGCATCATCTCTCTTAACCCTAGAGCCGTCGCCGCAACAGGAACACTGAACATCCCTGCTCTTGCCAAAGGCGTAAACTGCTCCGCTTGCGAACCAAACGTCCCGTTTGGATTAATAATTTGCCTAGCGCCGCCCGACCCGGTAGCCGGTTCAATTAAAAATCGACGCGCGCGTGCGGCAGCATCTCTGGCGGCGGCAGTTGCTTTATCAACCACTGCCTTGCTTGCGCCGCTAAAAGCATCGCTAATCGGCATCTGCCTAAGACTTTGTTCTGTAACTAGGGGCGGTTTTGTCATTCCTGCCGGGCCTCTGACCGGCATTGGTTTAACTGCATTTCGGCCAAGTAAAGCCGCCAGTTGTTCGTAAGTCATTACGGAGTTCCTTGTTCTTCTTGAGCCAGGTTCTGCAACGCAGGCTCAATGAGAGGTTGCACCATCGCGGCACTTTCAGGATGCACGACGATGTTTTGTGCAAGGTCCAAAAGCTGAATACGTTCCTGAGACATGCGATCCCGACGTTTTTCATTGGACGCAGATTGAACGCGCTTGTCTTCCATCTCGGCACGCATTCCCTCAATATTCCTGCGATGAACGTCCATCTCCATCTTGGCTTCCGACTCCTTGGCCCGCGTCAGCGAGTCCATCATGCGAGCGTCAGCCGTAATCTTGTCAGTCATCGCCTTGGCCTGACCTTGCAGGAACTCAGGCGTCGGCCTGCCCTGAGCAGACATCGGTGCCATGAACTGCTGCGGGTTGCTCCAGCCCATTGCCTGCAGCGCCGCCATATCAATCGCAATGGGGTCGTAGAGGCTCGGGCTGGCCGCCTGAAGCTGCTTCAAAGCCGTGATCTTGAGCAACCGCTGGGCCTGCGAAGCCGTGTTAGGGTCAGCCTGCGGGGTCAACTCGCAATCATCAAGCGCCTCAAGAAACGCTTTTTCGTCCCACGGAAAAGCCGGTTTACGGTTCTTCTGCCAAAAACTGTCGGGATGCTCTTTGAACGTCCGGGTCAGTAGCCGGAATTCTTCGGCCTGCGCGGCGTGCATCCGCTTGTGAACGGCGTTCATGACTTTCGTAGCCTGCTCGATCATTGCCAACGTAGTGCCTACCGGCATCTCCGTCTTGCCTTCACCAACCTGCTGCTCGCTCGTGCCGCCAATCCGCATTCCGGTCTGAGCCATGTCATTGACAAGGTTCATCAGCGCCCCGGACGGCTCCTTATACGGCAACGGCATGATGGCCTGATTGATCGGCATACCGCCAGTCTTGACCAGTGCGCCGCCACCCGGAGGCACGCGGAAAATATTCGTATTCTGGCGAGCGCCAGTGTCCGCAATCAAGAAACCGGGGAAGTTTGAGTACATTCCGGCGTCCAGCAGCTCGCGCCACGCTGCGGTTATGGCGTTTGTAGTATTACCCAGAATATGCAACAGGCCAATATCGTAGAACCCAAGTCCGGGGACAAAAGTATACTTGGCAAAGTTTGATCGGGCTTCAGGTAGCTCGGAATCATCTTCATCGTAGTTGCGAACGATTGACAAAATCTTCTTGGAAGACACGTCAATAGTAACACAATACGGGATTTCGAGGCCACTGACCTTCCCCTTATGTTTATGTTCAAACCCAAAAATGTCTAATTCACAATAACATTCATAGATCTCATGATCTCTGTCGTCCGGGTTCATAGACTCAGGCGCAATACCCTGCTGGGCGTTCTTCTCGCGCTGCACACTATCCAGATCAGCACTCTTCGGCGTAGAAAGCTCAACATCCTGATACACACCGAGGATCTGGAGCCGTTTGACGGTCGATGGCTTCATGTAGGACCGGTGCGTAACCCGCTTTGCGTTGCGGAGGTCGCTGGCCGAATTGTTGACGATCAAGTCGTCGGCGTCGACGGTCTCGCTGACCGGGCGATTGCGAAGCGGGCAATAGTAAATCTTCTTGAACGCCGTCCCGCCGAAGCCCAGCATCAGCAGCATTCGGTCGGTATCGGGATAGTATTCGCTCGCCGTCACGGTCAGGTAGTGATTGAGATCGTTCTCCAAGGCATTTGCACGTATATCCTGCTGCAAATTACCGTTGTTGGTGTCAATCCTGATCTTCACCGGCCCATCAGTCGGCAGCAGCTCAGATCGCGCATTTGCCTGGAACCGAAGCACGGCTTCAAGCAACAACGGGTGGCGGACCTTAGACATGCCCTCAACCGGCGCACCGTCAGACGCACCCTGAAGGCCGGGAATCTCAATCTTGAGACCCAGCAACTTGATGCCCTGCGCGCGGGCTTCAACCCAGTCCTTACGGCTACCTAAATCGTCCTCAATCCCCTTCATCAGCTCAGAACTAATCCGGCTGAGTTCGCTCTCGTCAATGTCATCGACGAGGTTCCCGAACCAGCCGCCATCGGACTTGTGCTCGTTGGGCTGGAGCGGCTGGCCGTCAAGACTGATCGAGATTGACCCATCGCCATGCTCGATCTCCAGAACATTGCCGCGCTGATCCATGACCGGCGTGTCGCCGTCCTCAACCATTTCGATCATAATATCGTTATCGTTAATCGCGGGCGGCTCATCCGGCTCGGGCTGGCGAATACTGGGGCTCAGGCCCGGAACGAGCGGCATGGTCAGGCCTCATCAGTAGTTAAATTGCCGATTTCCTCAACGAAACGGTCAATTCCTTCGCGAGCGGCAACATTATCAGACTTCGCGGCGATTTCATAGACCCTGATATAGTCATGGGGTTCCTCTCCCCAAACCTCTATTCTGTAGAGGTTCAATCCAACGTCTGATTTGCGAATAACGTCTGCAACAGCGCGTGCGTTAATACGTTCGTTACTCATCTCTAGTCCTCAAACCGGGTAAAGGGCGTCGTTTGTATTCCCCTTGAACCTCATATGTTCTTCCATTTCGGCTGTCCATTCACTCGCCCGGGTCAGAACACCTATCTTACGCAAATGACGTAGGGCCATACTTACAGTATCTACCAAGTCATCGTGCTTACCTTTAGGGAATGTTCCTATTTGACTTATGACCATTTCAGCCCAAACTTTATTCGGAGCGTATATCATATTCTCAGCGAATAGATGTTGTACAGAATAAAGTCGCGCCAACTTGTCTTGAGACTTGGGATCAAACAATTGTACACCGAAATTCTCATAACTATACAATCTCTGTATTTCCTGAGCAACTGAATGACCTGCGGCTTTATTTTCAATTAACAATGTATCTACTTTCATGTCCTTACAAGTCTTGGCCACTTTGATAACCAAATCATGCAGCTCCAGTCGTTCCTGCCATGCGGTCATCAACATGACGCGCGGGTGCGTCTCGGCGTACTGCCGCTCCGACTCACGCCAGTCGTTATTGCGCCCGGCCACATGATTCGCCTGTGCGGTAATGTCATCAGAAAACACGCCCCACACCGTCAAGGCGCTAAAGTCATTCTCTGTCTTCGTCGTGTACGCCGTATCCAGAGACGCGATGATCATGCTCATTGGCGGGAAGATGCCGCTGCTCCACGGCTGCCACCACTCCCGTTTGATAATACCACCGCCCTTTGGCTCAGGCCGCTGCTGGAGCTGCCCAGCCGCCGTCCACGGGCCAAGTTGCTTCTCAAGGATCACCACCTCCCGCTCGGCAAAGCGTTCCGGCCAGAGCAGCGAGTTCTCCCGCTCCTCAGTCAGTATGCGGGAGGCTTCTGCACTGGCGGCGTATCTGTCGCCGTTCTCTCCAATCGTCACCAGTGGCGTTCCGTTATCTCCTAACCCCCGTGGATCATTCCAGCCAATGTTTGTATAGCTATGCCGCTGCCACTCATACCGCATGGGCAGGCACAGGTGCGTCCACTCCCCATGATCCTTTGACAGGATATGCCCCGTCAGATCTTCCTCAGACAACCTCTGCTGAATAACCACAAACGCGCCCGTCTTCGGATCATTCAGTCGAGTCGACAGGGCGCTGTCCCACCACTCAATCGTCGCCTGAATCGTAGCCTCAGAAAACGCTTCCTGAGCCGCGTTCGGATCGTCAACCACAATGATCGACCCGCCTTCGCCCGTCAGCGCCGAGCCAACCGACGTACTTAGCCGCGTTCCTTGCTTGTCATTGTCAAACCTTGTTTTTGTATTCTGATCTCCTGTCAGTTTGAACCTGTCGCCCCACAGGGTTTGATACCACGGGCTCTCGATCAGGCGGCGACACTTGACCGAATCACGCAGGGATAGCTGCTGGGCATAAGACGCATGGAGGAACTGGACGCCCGGTCCCGACGTCGGCGTATTCCACGGTTGCGCCCATACCCACGCCGGAAACGCCACGCTGGTCAACGACGATTTGGCGCATCGGGGAGGAATGTTAATAATTAATCGCCTGAGATCACCGTCGGCTACCGCCTGAAGATGCTCGGCAACCGCCTCAATGACCCAGCCGTCTGTAAACGGCGCGGCATCCATGTACCGCCACGAATGCTTGAGAAACTCATACAGGCTATCCTCGCAGTCGGCCTTGTCCAGCTCGGCAAGCTGCCGCTCAAGATCAATGGTTTTACCGTCAATGTTTACAAGCATCTCAAGTACAATCCTGTTCTTTAAGCCAATTTCCCAGCGTAACCCAATATATGGGTAGTTTTTTATTTGGTATATACCCCCATACACAATTCCGTGTCAGGCGCAGGGGGCCCAAAGTACCCCCCACCCCTCTTTTTTCAAGACTCCCCCGGGGGTAGTTTATATGTAAACAGTGTTTCACGTGAAACATACCCCGGGGGTACGACTTAAGTCTAAGTCGTATTCTGGGCATATGGCAGGGGGTACGACTTAAGTTTAAGCCGTATTCTGGGCATATGGCCTAAGTCTAAGCTGTATTCTGAGCATATGGCCTAAGTCTAAGCTGTATTCTGGGTATATGGCCTAAGTCTAAGCTGTATTCTGAGCATATGGCAGGGGCAGGCATACAGTTCCTATAGCCGCCCGCCTCGCCATTAGGCGGGGTCGGCATGGTCGAGGTCGAGGTACCCTCAAACGCCCGGTGCACCTTGGTATACCAACATATATCCTGGCATACCACTAACGCTTAGTCGCTCTTGGTTAGTTGCTTAGTCTGTGCCGCAACTAACGCGGCGCGCAATGCGTCGCGCGAATCACTATCTAACGTTCGCGCGTCAACAATAACATGCTGCTGCAATTGCATTGGCCCGCCGTTCGCGCCAGTTAGTTCGATTGCTTGTTTCTTTTCGTATGATCCGGGGTTCAGTCGTTCCGCGTACCATTTCAGCGTATCTGTTAGCAGCCTAGCAGCGCCGACACGTGCGCTATCGATTTCAGGTTGTGCCATTAAATCGCGACTAACTCGCAATGCTTCGCCAAACGCATAATCTGCTAATCCAATGCGCGCGCGGGAGTATAAGCTTGCAAACACGGGATGAGCATCGATCCACCTGTATATTGACGATGGTTTTACACCCATGGCAGCGCACGCATCTGCCAATGTTTCACCTGCTATCATTCGTTCATATATTCCTTGCCCAATTGCTTCCGTGTATTTTGACGGTCGCCCAATCTTTTCTAATGTTTTTCGCCCATTTTTTAATTTCGGGACTGCAGTAGAAAGCGCTTCGCGATATTGAGCATGTGTAAAAGATTGGCGCTTTTCTTTTTTTGGCGTTAGCATGACGGAATCCCTCCGATTGATTTGAACTATCGTATCACAAGAATTGATCGACAAAAACTATACAACTTCTGGTTGACTGAAAATACAACTTCTGGTTGCTTGTATGAAATAACCACATGTGAGATAACTTGATCGTCGAAAACAAAAAAAGGAAACAAGCAAATGAGAACAATTAATCAAATCGCGCGTGAAATAGCGTCAGACTGGCAAAAGCCATATTTTGGGGCTGTGCCATATTTGTCGGCAATGCGTGAATTGAGCGATATAAAAGACACATATTATTACGATAGCGGCGAGAGTGTTATACGGTATTTTCTGGCCAATGCGTCGACGTGGCGCGGGGACGTGGCGCGCCGCGTGAAATCCGAACTAAACGGCATGTTAATCAAATATTAGGACTGGCATGCCTTTGTTTATATCGCGCGTCATATGGCGCGCGATATATGCAAGCGCAAAGCTTGATAAAACCGGGGTATAAAATGAAAATAGGTATATTTAGTACAGAAAATAACATATCGGCTGTTAACGTCGCGTTAGAAGCTGTTAACGGAAGCGCTATGGCTTTCACGGTAAATTCATTTGCAGAAGTAACTAATATTGCCGCGCGGGCTGAAGCTCGGCTTGAGAAGTCTGGTATCCTGAAAAAGAACCGGAGCGGCGTCGTCGTATCGTATACGCCAACCGGACCTTCTGCGAAATCTTATAAATACGCTGCCAAGTCAACGCGCGTGCGCTTAGAACGTGGATTATCGGAATGGTTTTTAACTGACGTTTCAGAGACACGTATTTATCCGCGTGACAAGGAAAAATTTACAATAATAATTAGCGAAAAACATCGCGCCGACATTATAAGC